CGGGCCGGACGACAGGGCCGACTGAGACTGGCCGACTGAAACCGGCCGATTGGGGCCGAACGAGACCGTAACAACCGGGGACTGAGGATGACGAAGACGACCGAGACGGGTTCTCGGGCCGGGGAAGACTTGCCCCTGCCCAAGGGACCGGAGGCGGAGGTGGAAGCCGCGCTGACCGGGCTGCTCTCTGAGCTGAAAGGCTTCCAGAGCGAGATCAAATCGAAACTCAAGCAACAGGAAGAGCGACTGACCATGCTGGATCGCAAATCTCTCATCTCGGGCCGTCCGGCCCTGGCGGGCGCTGCCGCAGTGGAAGCGCCGCATCAGAAGGCCTTTGCGGCCTATGTCCGGTCGGGCGACGACGACGGCCTGCGCGGCCTGTCGCTGGAGGGCAAGGCGCTGAACACCGCCGTCAACGGCGAGGGCGGCTATCTGGTCGATCCGCAGACCTCGGCGCGGATCGGGACGGTGATGCAGTCCACCGCCAGCATCCGGCAGATCGCCAAGATCGTGAATGTCGAGGCGACCTCGTATGACGTGATCGTCGATCACGGCGATGTCGGCAGCGCCTGGGCCACCGAGGCCGGGTCGGTCGCGGAAAGCGCCACGCCGCAGATCGAGCGCATCTCGATCCCGCTGCACGAGCTGGCGGCGATGCCGAAGGCGTCGCAGCGGCTGCTGGACGACAGCGCCTTCGATGTCGAGGGCTGGCTGGCCGAGCGCATCGCCGACCGCTTCGTCCGCGCCGAGGCCGCCGCCTTCGTCAGCGGCAACGGCACCGACAAGCCGAAGGGTTTCCTGTCGCACACCAAGGTGGCGAATGCGTCCTGGGCCTGGGGCTCGCTGGGCTATGTCGCGACCGGCACCGACGGCAGCTTCGGCCCGACTCCGGACGGGATCGTCAACCTCGTCTATGCGCTGGGCGCGATCTACCGCGCCAACGGCAACTTCGTGATGAACTCGAAGACCGCCGGCGAGGTGCGCAAGCTGAAGGACGGCGACGGCCGCTTCCTGTGGTCGGACGGCCTGGCGGCCGGCGAGCCGGCGCGGCTGATGGGCTATCCGGTGCTGATCGCCGAGGACATGCCCGATATCGCCACCGACGCCCATGCGATCGCCTTCGGCGATTTCAACGCCGGCTACACCGTCGCCGAGCGTCCCGAGGTGCGGATCCTGCGCGACCCGTTCTCGGCCAAGCCGAACGTGCTGTTCTACGCGACCAAGCGCGTCGGCGGCGATGTCAGCGACTTCGCGGCGATCAAGCTGCTGAAGTTCTCGGCCACCTGAGAAGGGCGCCGGGCGTGCGGCGGGGGGGCGTCTTTCCCCGCCGCACGGGTGAACGCGGGCCGCCTGAGGCATCTTCAGCGTGTCCCTCCGTCCGAGCGGTGTCTGGCCCGCGTTCACCATCACGTTTCACCAAGCAGGGGGGAGGACCGGACAAGAGATGCTTCCGATGATGGTTGTCGAATTGACAGCAGTGCCCAGCGGCGCCCTGCCCGTGTCCGAGTTCCGGGCACATCTGCGGATGGGCACCGGCTTTGGCGAAGACACGTTGCAGGACGCGGTGCTGGAGAACCTGTTGCGCGCCGCGATGGCGGCGATCGAGGGGCGCACCGGCAAGGCGCTGATCGCGCGGCCCTTCGTCTGGACGCTGACCGGATGGCGCGACCCCTCGGGGCAGGTGCTGCCGCTGGCGCCGGTCGGCTCGATCGACGTGGTGCGGCTGTTCTCGCGCAATGGCGCGGAGACGGTGGTAGAGGCCGCGGCCTACCGGCTGCTGCGTGACACGCATCGGCCGGTGATCCAGCCGACGGCGATGAGCCTGCCGACGATCCCCAATGGCGGGATGGCCGAGATCGAGTTTCATGCCGGCTTCGGCCCGGCCTGGGCCGACATTCCGGCCGATCTGGGCCATGCGGTGCTGCTGCTGGCGGCGCATTACTACGAGAACCGCAACGATCTGAGCGGCAGCGGTTTCGGCGTGATCCCGTTCGGGGTCGGCGCTCTGATCGAGCGCTATCGCTCGCTGCGGATCGGGCGCGGGGGGGTGGCATGAGTGTCGTGCTGAACCGGCGGATGGTGCTGGAGGCGGCCTCGCGGCTGCCGGACGGTGCCGGCGGCTATGCCGAGACCTGGGTGCCTTTGGGCGAGCACTGGTGCGCGGTGAAGGTCGGCAGCGGCGTCGCGGGGTCGGCGGATTTCGTCGCCACGGCGGAGGTGCCGCTCAGGATCGTGGTGCGGGCGGCGCCCGAGGGCAGCCTGTCGCGGCCGAAGCCGGACCAGCGGCTGGTCGAGGGCGCGCGGCGCTATCGCATCCTGGCGGTGGCCGAAGCGGATCCCGCCGGGCACTACCTGACCCTTTTCGCGCGAGAGGAGGCGGCAGCATGAGCTATGGTGTGGCGGCGGCCTTGCAGGCGGCGGTGTATCAGAAGCTGGCAAGCGATGTGACGCTGACCGCGCTGGTGGGCACGGCGGTGTTCGACACTGCGCCGCCCGGACCCTTGCCGCCGGTCTATGTTTCCCTCGGATCCGAGGATGTGCGCGACCGCTCGGACATGACCGGGCATGGCGCGGCGCATGACATCCTGGTGGCGGTGGTGTCCGACAGCGGCGGCTTCCAGCAGGCCAAGGAGGCGGCGGCGGCGGTGTCGGATGCGCTGGTTGACGCGGATCTGACGCTGAGCCGTGGCGTGCTGGTGTCGATGCAGTTCCTGCGTGCCACCGCCCGGCAGACTGGTCAGGGCCAGGTGCGGCGGATCGACCTGCGCTTTCGGGCGCGGGTCTGTGACCAATGAAATCTGAAACGGAGTGACGGCGATGGCGGCGCAGGCTGGCAAGGACCTTCTGATCAAGATCGACATGACCGGCGACGGGCTGTTCGAGACGCTGGCGGGGCTGCGCGCCACGCGCATCTCGTTCAACGCGGAATCGGTGGACGTGACCTCTCTGGAAAGCCAGGGCGGCTGGCGCGAGCTTCTGGCCGGGGCGGGCGTGCGCTCGGCCCAGATCAGCGGCTCGGGCATCTTCAAGGACGCGGCGCAGGACGAGCGCGCGCGGCAGGTGTTCTTCGACGGATCTGTGCCCGCGTTCCAGGTCATCGTGCCGGATTTCGGCACCATGCAGGGGCCGTTCCAGATCACCGGCATCGAATACGGCGGCTCGCTGAACGGCGAGGCGACCTACGAGATGTCGCTGGCTTCGGCCGGTCCGATCAGCTTCGTGGCGCTCTGAGATGGCGAACCCCTGGGCTGGCGAGGTCGCCATCGAGATCGACGGCGTGGTGCGGCCGATGAAGCTGACCCTGGGGGCGCTGGCCGACCTGGAGGCGGGTCTGGGCGAAGCCTCGCTGATCGCGCTGGTGGAGCGGTTCGAGGCGGGGCGGTTTTCGGCCCGCGACGTGCTGGCGCTGATCGTGGCCGGGCTGAGGGGCGGCGGCTGGGCGGAGTGCTCGGTCGCGGGCCTTGCGGCGGCCGATATCGGCGGCGGCGCGGTGGGTGCCGCGCGGGCGGCGGCGGCGCTCTTGGCGCGCAGCTTCGCGCTGCCGGGCGAGGGCGGCCATGGGCTTTGAAGGGTCTTCGTTTGACTGGCCGGGGCTGATGCGGGCCGGGATGCTGGGACTGGGGCTGAAGCCCTGGGAGTTCTGGCGGCTGACCCCGGCCGAGCTGCGGCTGATGCTGGGCGAGGCGCCGGCGCCGGCGATGGGACGGTCGCGGCTGGAGGAACTGGCGCGGCAATGGCCGGATGGGAAAGGGCGGACGGATGCAGGACTTTGAGGCGCTGGACGGGTTCGACGCGCGGCTGGACGCGCTGGAGACCGCGCTGGGGGGCGCGACCGCGATGACGGCGGCGTTCGAGGCGGAATTGTCGAAGATGCAGGCGACGGTGCTGGACACCGGCAAGGATGTCTCGGTGCTGTCGGGCGGGATCAGCCGCGGGCTGAGGCGGGCCTTCGACGGCCTGGTGTTCGACGGGATGCGCCTGTCGGACGCGCTGAAGGGCGTGGCGAAATCGCTGGTCGATACCGCCTATGCCGCCGCGATCAAGCCGGTCACCAGCCATCTCGGCGG